AAGACTCTTTGGGATAGTCTCTACTTATCGCAGGACGGGATAGAAAATATGGGAAAAAATTTTTCCCGGTTCTCCAAGTTCCTAACTTCCGCTCTCCTTCAATCCAGATCATTTATGTTAAAATGTGGTGAATTTAAAACAAAACTCGGGTATATATTGCACCCCGGAATGATGTTCGTAACTGATGAAAGAAGTGAAGTGGAAATTGAGAGACTCTTTCTTGAAAACGAGTATATCGTCGGTGATTCTGACGGTGAACTGTTCGATGATGAACCGAACTGCTCAGGCACTCCTGGCTTGAAAGGTGGTGGCGCGAAATTGGTTATCACTCTTTTTTCGAGAGCGTCTGTTGTAATGCTCAGGTACTTGTGGAAGGTCGCGAAATTCTTCTTCTCTAATCCTCAACTTGCTGTTCTGCTGTTTCGGGAGATATTGCCAGCTCCGGGTTTCGTGATGAACGCATTCAAATTAATAACAGGTCTCAGCTGTCCGCTCTCGTACGCGATCGCCACGGTTTTTCTTTGTCCGCAAACGTTTGAGTGTGTCTTTGAATCTGCGGAAATGTTGGCGTGTTCACTCGGCTTCAACTCACTCGCATCATGCGCGAACGCAGTCTCGCGAGTACTTGAAGTCTACACTAGTAGTAAGGTATATGCGAGCGTTTCCGCGATCAGAGAAGTCATCGACGACGCTTGTCGCCGCATTAAACTATTGCGATCGAAGAGGCATTCAAATGTGCCATCTCCACATTACTTTAAACCAGTGCCAGCAATAAGGGTACTGAGGAAGCCTGTCGAAGACTCTCTAAGTTCTATCGTAGAAGCTCGGGAGTCATTGCGACAAGACCTGAGAAACATTATTCGTGAATCCATTGAAACTGAAGGAAGGGGAAACACTAGAGGCGATAGTGATGAAACTTCTTCGAACTTTAGCGGCGACGCTTCAGATGAGTCGAACACCTCGGAAACTGAAAACACTGAAGGGAAAAGTCGAAGTGAAATTCTTGAAGGTCCCGTAAAGGAGTCGAGAGCAAATCTTCTACCTGACGTCTGTGCTAGTCTGAATCTTGAGAAGGAAAGCAAACCCTCGAAGAATCGTCGACCAAATGTGAAAAGAAAATGCGAGGGAAAGAACAATACTCGACGTTTAGTCGAAAGTTGTGAATTTCTCATCAACATGAATAGTTTCGATGCTCAACCTCAACCTCCTGTTGTAGTTGGCAAAGAACAGTATTTTCACGTTGCTTCTAACAGCATCCGTGAATTTTATTACATGCAAGAAGTCACTCTTTTCGAAATTAAAACTAAATTGCAACGATTATTCGAGGATTTAGAAGTTTGCGGTTTCGATTGGAAGTTGACGTCCGGCTGTCAAGACAAAACAATTTTTGTGAAACGTGAAAGTGAAGGGATGGTTGAAAGTTACTCTGGTAAACTTCCCCTTAAAAAATTTGACGGTCATGAGTTCTGTTATCGATCTGAAGGTCTTGTTCCCTATGACAAGGAAGATAAGAGGGCCTGTATTTTTAGTACCAAGACGGAATTCCTGTCTGCTAATAAATTTTTGCTTTCAATTCCTAAATCCAGGTCCGTCTTATACACGAACATCGACGTTAAAGTGGTGTTGTATGAAGCCCCACCTGGGGGGGGAAAGACGACGTCGTTGATCGATATGTACTTTGACATTTGCTCAAAAAGGGAGTGTATGATCTTAACGGCCAACAAACTTTCACAAGAGGAAATATTGAAGAAGGTAAGAATTAGGTTGTCTAAGTCAACGGAGGAGCGATTTTCAAAGGTTATTCCGAAAGTTTTTACCATAGACGCTTATTTGATGAATCATCTTGGTATTAAAACGCACACTTTGTTCCTCGACGAATGCTTCATGAGTCACGCGGGAACGATTCTGAGTTGTTTGCAATTCACGAGTTGCGCGATGTGTGTGTTGTTCGGAGATAGCCGACAAATTCATTACATCGAAAGAAACGAATTGGACTCGGCGATGTTGGCCGACCTGGACCTGTTTATCGGAGACAGCGCCCGTGTGTACGGAGACGTGTCTTATCGATGTCCTTGGGATGTTTGCGCGTGGTTGTCCACCTTCTATCCAAAAACCGTAGCTACCGCTAACGTCGAATCGGAAGGGAAAAGTTCTATGCAGATAAAAGAAATCGAATCTGTGGAAGACGTATTAGCTTCGAATGAGTACGAATACATCACGATGCTCCAGTCTGAAAAACAAGATTTACAACGACATTTATCTAAGTGTGGTGTAAAGAGTAATGTGCGCACAACTCATGAAGCGCAAGGAGAAACTTACTCGAGAGTAATGCTGGTGCGAACAAAATTTCAAGAAGATGCTCCTTTCGTTTCGCATAATCACATTACTGTGGCGTTGTCCCGACATACGGAGTCGCTGACTTACTCCGTTTTATCCGCTAGACGCGGGGACGCAATATGCGACGCCATTGAGAAGGCTCAAAAACTCGTAAATGAATTTAGAATTTATCCTCAGTCATTTGGAGGTTCTACTCTGAAATTGGAAGGGGAAAAGGTCAGCCTCGACGGAAGTAGCTGCAAAGCCTCTTCGGCTCCCTATATGGTGATTAACGACTTCCTCAACGATATCGTTGAAGGTAGTGCTGTTGTAGAACTCGGAGATCTATCTGCTGAGTTGAGTACGCAACCTTTTGAAAGCGGTGCCAGTGATGTGACCATCAGAGACTCTAGCGACAGCAGGAACTTGAACGAGCACGGCCGACAGCGCGTTTAGCGTCGTCAAATCTCAAGCGATCCCCAAAAGACGACCCTCATTACAAGAAAATTTGCTGTCCTACGAATCGCGTAATTATAACTACACTACGTGCGATAGATATTCTGGAGCACAAGAGTTTGGTGAAGCAATGGCAATGAATGCACTGCGAAGAGCTTTTGATCTGGAGAAATTAGCGGAACTTCGCGATTCCGTCATAGCTATCACCAATAAAGGGATTCGTGAATGGTTAAGCAAACGGGAACCGTCGCAAATTAAGGCGCTTGAGAAGGATCTTGAAAAACCCTTGAATCTGGAGGAAGAGATAATCAAATTTAAGTTGATGGTGAAGAGAGATGCTAAGGTGAAATTAGACTCTTCTGCTCTACAGAAACATCCTCCGGCACAAAATATCATGTTCCACCGCAAAGCGGTGAACGCGATCTTTTCTCCGTGTTTCGATGAATTTAAAAATAGAGTTCTCACTTGTGTGAAACCTCATATAAAATTTTTTACTGAAATGACCAATCAACAGTTTGCTCGAGTCGCTGAGGATATACTGGGGTTGGAAAGTGAGTACAACGTCGGAGAAATCGACTTTTCAAAATATGATAAGTCGCAGGATTCGTTCATTAAGGCATGTGAACGCAAACTTTATGAAGCTTTTGGATTCGAACCTGAACTTTTGAGTATCTGGATGGAAGGTGAGTATCGTAGTGAAGCTACGACGTTAGACGGTCAGTTGTCGTTTACAGTTGCTGACCAAAGAAAATCGGGAGCTTCCAATACTTACATTGGCAACTCGGTGATCACGCTGTGCATAATCTGTATGTACTATCAAGTGCAAGAGTTCTCGGCTTTGTTCATTTCGGGCGATGATTCTTTGATTTTTTGCGAAAAACCTATTGCCAACTATGCTGATGAAATCTGCTTGGAACTGGGTTTCGATACGAAATTCCTCAACCCGAGTGTGTCCTACTTCTGCTCGAAATATTTGGTTAGGTGTGAACACAAAACGTATTTCTTGCCAGACCCGTATAAACTGCTGGTTAAACTCGGAAAAGCCGAGGAGAAATACAAACCAGCTGACATGTTTGAGATTTTTACGTCTTTCAAAGATTTGACGAAAGATTTCGGTGATGAACGCGCTGTAGAATTGTGTACTCTATTAGTTCAGGCTAAACATTTGAAAGAGTCTCCAAATATATATCCAGCTTTATGCACCATCCACTGTTTGAGAGCAAATTATTCGTCGTTCATTAAATTATACCCCAAGGTCACTGGTTGGGAAGTTTTCTACGGTAAATTTAGTGCTCTACTCCGAAGGTTCGGTCACTGGATTAGGTTCGAGAAGTACGAAACTCCTTTCGGAGAAGCGTTTTTTCTCTCTGAAAACGATGAAGAGTGACTTACTGCGGTGTTTTGCGTAGTCATAATGCCGCTGGCAGTTCTATGAGCATTGAAATTTAATCGACAGAACAACACTGCTTCTCTGCGATGGATAAACGCGTCGATTATAGTTACCAAGCCGTTGGGTGTGAAATATGGGGGAAAGCTTTCGGAACAGATAATCCCGTCACGATCGATTTCGAAGTTAAAGTTGCTAGTGATTCTAGAACTCCCGCAGTTGGATTTAGTGGTGAAGATGTCGAAAGAAGATTCGTGGTTTGGTTTAGCTCACACAATGACCTAAGTGAACTAGTTTTTCAGCTGAATGAGGAAGACTTTTCTTCGTCTTGTTTCGTCACCAACCGGGAAAACGTAGATCGTGGAAATTGTGAGTATCATGAAGTAGGGAACTTCGAACTCGAAAGTTTCCGCGTGAATCTTAAGATATTCTCACACGACTCGATTGAGGTGAGATTGAATCGAGTGTCCGATTCGACTGCGATCACCGCGTTCGCATACTCAACGGGTCTTCGAATTAGTGAAAACTATAGGTTATCGTTGGGTTCGGAAGTCTGCACGACCTTTAAAAAAGAGAGTTCTAAGAGGATTTCGATTCCTCAAGGTTACTCTTATTCCAAACTTAGGGACTCCCATGGTTTGAAATGGACGCGTCTTCCGAGCCATTCTAGCAGTCTCGGAGCCGGTGTGTTGCAGAAAGGGTTTATTGATGGTCCCGTCGCAATCCTTAAAGAATCTATCGTCGCAAAAACCCCTGAAACATCGCAACATAGTTTAGAGTACACTGAAAATATTGGTGATTCAAGAGGACGGAAGAAACTCGAGAAGCCTCAGTATGAACGAGTTATACCCCAAAACTCTAGAGAGAAGTTTGGATTTGTTAGAACGCCACCAAATGAACATGACGTAGAAAACGCGAATTCGTGGTCGCATGAGGACGAAGGGAAAGGTGAACGAGAAATTTCTCGCGAGTTGTCGCGAAGACAAAGGAATCAACTTTCGCGCGGCGGTTTTGAATTAGTGTGTGTGATTTTCTTGGTGATAGTCTTTTCTCTAACTTTAATTGTTGTCCTAGTCAATTTGTTCAATTGATTTTTCGGTTGATCGGTGCTATGGATTGCGTGCTCAGAGCTTATTTACTCTTAAGCGTAGGTTTCTTACTCTGTCTCACCCTAATATTTATAGCTATTTTGTTTAGAAGTTTTATTCGATTTGTGTATTCAAAAGAAAAAGAGTTCGGAGAAACTCCTTTTGAAAGAAGAAATCCGAGTGCGGCTTTGTAAATGACAATCTTTGGTCTGGACTTTGGAACGACATTCTCGACGATATGTGTTTACACGCAAAATGAAGTTCACATGTTCAAACAACAGAATTCGGCTTATATACCAACGTTGCTCTATCTTTACTCGCCTGGAACTGAATTAGCTTTTGGGTATGACGCCGAATTGCTAGGTAATGACTCCGAAGTGAGTGGAGGGTTGTTTCGTGATTTAAAAAGGTGGGTTGGTTGTGATGAAAACAACTTCTCTTTATACAAGGAAAAGCTTAAACCTTCCTACTCCGTGAATCTAGTTCAAGTAGGTTCCGGTGATAGGAAAACCGTGTCGTTGGGAAATTGCGCTGGTACGAAATCTCTAGTTGCTGGTTTGCCGTACCTGATTTCATACTACATACAAGCGATAGTTAACTCTGCCTCAGAAGCGTTCCGAACGACGTGCACTGGAGTCATATGCTCAGTGCCCGCTAATTATGATAGCGTCCAGAGAAACTTCACGCAGAAGTGCGTGAGTTTGAGCGGATTCAATTGTGTGTATATGGTGAACGAGCCCTCCGCTGCGGCTCTGTCGACGTGCAACAGAATTGGCAGAGATCCTTGTTGCATGTTGGTTTACGATTTCGGGGGAGGAACTTTCGATGTATCTGCTCTATCAGTGCGCAATAACACTTTCGTCGTTAGAGCTTCGGGAGGTGATCTAAATCTAGGTGGACGGGACGTCGACAGAAGTTTCTTGAAAACGTTGTATGAGGAAATCAAATTAGAACCGGATTATTCCGTAGACGTGTCAGCCTTAAAGGAAGCTCTGTCGAAATCTTCGGCTCCTATAAAATACACTCTAACGTCTCCTCAAGGAGAAAAAGGGGAAGTTTTTGCGAGTAACGAAACTCTCAACAGAGTTGTGTTACCTTACGTGGATAGAACTATGGTCATTCTCAATGATGTTTTGAACGAATACGAAAAGAATGTTGGGGCCACTCGAGGTCAGACTAAAGTGAAGCTGATCTTGGTGGGTGGTTCCTCTTACCTTCCCGGTCTCAAGACCAGATTGAAGGCTTTGCCATTCGTTGAAGATTGTATAGATTTACCAGACGCCAGAGCTGCTGTTGCAGCTGGATGCGCTCTTTACTCGTCGTGCTTGACGGATGATTCTCCAATGTTGCTCGTGGATTGCGCGTCTCACAACGTGAGTACTCCGAACTTCAAATGTGAATCAATCGTATGCGTGACCGCTGGTTCACCGATCCCTTTCTCAGGAACTATCAATATTAACATGAGGAATTCTACTGCTTCAGCCGTGTATAAGGCTACCTTATTTGAAGGAGACTACAACAAGTGTCCAAGAAACAGAAAAATTTTTTCCGGTGAGGTTCGAATGGCGGACGTTGGAGTTACGTCTACTGTCAGCACGACGATCGCGATAACATTAGAAGTTAACGTTTCTTCCGTCGGAACCATTGA